CTAATCGAGTTTGTAAAGCTACATCTTCAAGAGCTAAGGCTGTAGCATTGGCGTTTGAAGAAGTACCAAAGTTGTCAACAGTTGTAGTAAGAGTTGCTATATTGTCTTGAACTACATCAAGATTTGCGTTGATTAGTGAGTAGGTCGCAAAGTCATTAGCAAGCGCTAAGAAATACGTAGCAGATACATTTGCTTTTGTATCTAAGTTTGTATTAGCATATGTTCCGAAGTTGTCTACAGTTGTTGTAAGTGACGAAACATTATCATTAGTAACATCTAAATTGGAGTTTACACGAGACTCTGTAGCTACAATTGCACTATTAGTTCCAGTAAATGCATCAATGCGAATAGTAACATTATCTGCTCGACGAGACTCAAGATCTGATACATCTTGAGATACTTGACTAACATTGTCTTGGATTAAGTTGAGGTTAGCTGCAACGTTAGCAACTGAAGTATCAAGTTGAGTAGTAGCTCCTTGAGCATCTTCAATTTTTAAACCAGTCTCAACAGCTGAGAGTGTTACATTACCTAAATTGATAGAACCAGGGCCTACATATAGTTCTTTCCACACCTTATCGGGCGCACCCAGAGAAAAAACATTGTTCTGAGATGGTTCGACATTAGCTGCATTGACAATTACATTAGCTTGATCACCAGTGGGGTTGTAGGTGAAGAATACATTGTCTGCACGACGAGTTTCAACTGCATCAATATTAGTTTGAGTAGCTCCAAAGTCAACTGAGATGGTAACAGTATTATCAGTAACAGCTGTAGAAACATTAGAATCGCCAGTAAAAGTAAGATCATCTGTGCCTACAGTAACATCATCAGCCCCTGAATCACCTGCTACACGAAGAATAGTAGATAGAGTTGCAACATTATCTTGAACTACATTGATATTTGCATTAAGCTGCACATAGTAGGCGTCAGCATTAGCAGATACTGTGTTAATATTTGATGTTGCAATAGTATCAATAGCTGATTGAAGATTTGCAACAGTAATTTTTTTAGTTTCAGTAGCTGACACATCATCAATAACAAAAACGTCAGCTGCATCTACATCAGCTGAACTTAAGTTTGTTAATGCTGTAATCTTAACGTTTGCCATTTATGAAAGCTCCAATTGATCGCCTGCCTGTGTAAGTAGAAATAACCCTGACTGCGTTACTAAATATTCATCTTGTTTTACTAAAAAGTCACCATTTTGCGTTATTATAGCATCGCCCGATTGGGTGAGCAATACATCATCTCCTCCATCTACAACTGGTGTAGCTACTATTATCTCATATAGTCTTTTAGCAGTTGATAAAGATAAACGAAGTTGTAGACCTAAAGGCATTATTCTCTCTCAGAAAGATAGAGTGTTCCAGAAGTTGTAGATTGAATTACCGCAACATACTTATCATTGTTAGTTGCATCAGTTTCAGCACCGAGTGATATGTCATAAGGAATAGAAGCGGGTAAAAAATGAGAAGTAGAACCGTTCGCCTCCACAGTTGCATCTCCAGTTTCAATAAAGCAGTCTTGTGTAGCATAGAGCGTGACTACACGAATAGAGTTTGAAATAGCAGTAGATCGTGCAGTGGCTCCAGAAAATGCAATCTGTTGTCCCCCACTTGGGCGAAGTCCTAATACGGGAATAGGATCGTTCCCATCATCACGTGGTTGTTTGCTCATTTAAATACTCCTTCATCCGTTTTGCTACTTCTATGTGCCATGATTCATAAGGATGAGAGTTAGCGTGTAACGGCCCCCAAGGAGGTCTCTCAATCTCAATCAAGCGTGTTTTAGCCCGCATCCAAACTGACTCACAGTAGGCTTTTAAATCTCTATTCTTACAGTATCGAAAGGTTAATCCAGCTTTACAATCGACAACATCTACAAATGAAACATTCATCTCACACATGCTCTCAATAGTTCTAAACCAGTTCCAACAAGCTGTTTCCAAATCTTGATGTTTTGCTGTATGTTCTAAATCTTCTGAAAACCTAAGTGCACGTTGTATATAAGTTAAACCTACTATAATCAAATCATCTGTATTGTGCAATTGATTTTTCATGCGAAGTAGACACTGATCAATAGACGATCCTGATTGTGCTAAGTTTAAATACTCACACTGCAGCTCACGAGCTAAATGTGCCACCCAAGATCGACGACGACCTTCTTCTTGTAAATTGTACTTGAGTTCAAGCTGTTGCCACTTTTGAAGTCCTAAACTGCGTTTTAGTGTATCAACCTCTGCAATTGTTTTGCCCAATACATGGTGATCACCAAGCTCTGTCCCAGCTGTTATAGAGCAACCATATGCTACTATTCTCATTTACCACCAGCGGTTCCAGCGGGTGCGCGCCACATATGCCCACCATTTCGAGCGAAGCTCGCTGTGAATTTTTTCTCGCTCCGCCCATGATGTTCTGTTGGCTTCCATCTTTTTATAGTGATCCACATACCACATCATCCATGTGGTTTTGTACTCATCCACCATAGACAATCCACAATCCATAAAAAATGACTGCAGGGATTGAAACCCCCAGCACTACCCAAAACCAATCGTTCATAGTCTCTCCTCTATCTTCTGTGTAATATGTGTAATCATCCAATCATTTCCTTCACGAGTAAAATGATTTCCAGTGATGAAGGGAAAAATTTCTCTCCGTTTTTCTATGCGATCTGAATAGTAGTCATTAGAAGGAATATACCATAACTCATCCCAGTCTCTTAACTCTATATAATCTACCCCATCCTCTGATTCAAATTCTGGAAAGGGTGACCAACAATAACAGTTCTGTAACTGAGCTATTCTATTTGCAAACTGCTTATTTTTCTGTTTAATTTGTACAAGCTGTTCATCGGTGGGTTGCTTAATCCAATCAATTACACCAAAATCAACTATTTTTGTAAAACGAGAACAAGCAGTCAAATTTACAATTAAAAAATCCCATTCTACTGTTTGGGTTTGCTTCCAAATGTCCCACTGTGAAGATCCAAACTCAGCTAATGATTCAGCGCCAAATCTCATACAAATTTCATTAGACCAAGAATAGTGTGGTGCTTTGTACCAGTCTTTGTACGTAGAATAGCGTCTAAAATCTTGCACGTCTGAGTAGGAGTCGCCCGCCAACACAATCTTCATGCATCTACTCCGCGCGAAGCGCGCTTGCAAATTTTACACTCATTCCATAAGATCTTTCATAAGCTTGTCATAGTTGTTAATCTGTACTGCTACCTGCGGTCCCTGCGTTTTAGGCTTGAGGCTGGTTTCCACCTCTTGTAGATGCTTCATCCAGTCGAGCAGGTCCTTCTTTGAGTAGATGCCTGTTTCCACTGCTTCTTGTATCTTTTGGTCAATCACTGCATTGATGAGATTGATGCGCTTAATACGATTAAGATATCCTTGAGTGGCAAATACTGAATCAATATAGTTCTTCACTTCTTTTTTCTCAATCACGGCTGTAACGCGATCCTCAGTGATTCCATACTCATCAGCTAATTCATCTATTGCCTTGCCAGAAAGATAATCGTTAGCGAGCGCCAGCATAACCGGGTCCAGAGGCGGAGCCTCTAAGCTGCGGTTTAGCGCATCAACGGATGTAGTTACTGCGACGTTGTTGTTTTTCATGTTGTAATCTCCACATCATAAGAAATTGTTACTTGGAGGTCAGCTACTCCATAAGGTAGCATGAGTCCGTCATCGGTACGAAGAGATACCACTTCAGCTTCTTCCACCACTAAGTCACGATGTGAGGCAGCGAACTGATCAATCCTTGCCTCAATCGAATCAGCTAAATCTTCAGCTACTTCACAAATGTCTTCCGAGTCTCCATCATACACATAGGCACGAATATCGACTACAAGTGAAGCAAATTTACGCCCATCGCCGCGATGTCTACGCAGTTCTTGACGCGGAACAAATGTGATGTATGGAAAATCATTCACATCATCTAAGAACCGATACTTGCGAGACACATTGGCAGGATCGACGGAGTCGATTTGCCCCAGGTCAGTCACAAGTGCTTCTATGATGTCATTACGTCTGGCCATATTTCTTTGATCACCTCTTCTACTCTTTTGTTTTTAAATAATTGCCTATATGCTTTTTCATGTGTACGATTCCACCACATCCAACGAACGATATATCTACAAATCATATAATCATCGATTATTAGAAAATTGTCTTCAAACCAAGAACGACACCACTCAAGTGAAGGAATTGATCCTAAGACGACATGGTCGTCCCACTCTTGTACCTTACAGTTAGGATGGAGTATACAATCACCTGGTAAACACTGATTTCCTTCTGCATCGATGGGTATACGAAAAACTCCTGTAGGTTGTTCATATGCAACTGGAGGACTGCCTGACCACCAGTAATTACCCGAATCATCCTCTTCTCCAAAACAATTATAAACTAAAGGACCGTATCTAAATTTTTCTGCCATTATTCAAAAACTATTACCATATCTTCTTGAAAAGTTAACGGTTGGTAACAACCGACTCCTAAAATTTCGGTGCCCTGTGGCATCGGAAAATTTTCATATACTGATTCTGCAATTGACTTATATACTTGCTCTACTAAAATTCTACACTGATTACGATCTTCCCAACCTTGACCGCCATTCATTATTTTTTCTATGCTACCGTCAGGATACAGGATAGCAACTAATAGAACCCATTTCATGAAATTCTCCTTATAAAAAATTTTTGAAATGGATTTAGACGCATATCAAAACTTAAGTCTATGATACTCTTCCCTTTAAGGGATGTCAAGTTAAGTTTGCATGTTGCTAATTTTAGTAAGTATAATATAGCTTTTAGGGAGAAAAATTTGCAAGGACAAAGAACAGATATAGACCAAACTCCAGAAGGATTTCTGAATAGAGTTAAAAATAATTGTAATATAAACACAAAGGGATGTTGGATATGGCAAGGAAGTACAACTATTCGTGGCAGACCTCAGTGTTCTTGGGATATGAAACAGGATCTAGTCTATAGACATACATATTACGCTAAACACGGTAGACCAATTAAAAAAGGACTAATGGCATGTCACTCATGTGATGAAAAACTTTGCTGTAATCCTGATCACATCTTTGAAGGAACTAATAGAGATAATCAATTAGATTATATAAAAAAACAGGGTGAAGCCAAAAACGGCTGGAATTCTGGAGATACTGATTATTACGTTGACGGAAGAAAGAAAATAGACCTTAAACTTTTTACCTCAAGTGATTTAAATGATGAAGAACGATTTGAATGGTATAGGGATAACTATTGTTTACATGATGAAAATGGTTGTTGGATATGGTTGAGAGAAGTTGGAGAAGACGGTTATGGTAGAGTAAGATATAAACAAAAAAAGCATCAATCTCATAGAATTATGTGGATGTTGGCTAATAATAAAACTCCTGAAGACTTAGAACAGCTTAAAAAGGATAAGTTGGTAATTGGGCATGTATGTCCTGTAGAAGGAGCTCCTAATAAAGCTTGTTGTAACCCAGATCATTTAGAGATTAGAACTCGGTCACAAAACTCAATAGATGCAAGAAAATACACTAAATCAAGAAAAGAAAATCTGTACACAGATGAACAACTATGTGAATGGTTACACATTTATGATTTTGTTATAAATGAGTTAGGAGAAAATCACAAGCTATTAAGGAGTACTAATGGAGGTAGAAATCATAAGTTTATAGCAGATGGATTAATAGATTTAGGGCTCGTAAATGAAGAAATACGTTTTATGTTTTTATGTGATTTGTTAAGAGGTAAATCTGCAAAACATATTCATAAGGAGTTCTTTGATTGGACTCCATCATGGAAGTGACTTCGCGTCCCAGATTTTCGAAAAACTCCTGGTCGAGGCTCAGAGGGGTAGCAGCGCGAATTGGAAACATGTGCATGGGTAAAAACCGCCCCCTTGCCGGGCGCGGGCGTAACCCCTTGAAAACATTGCGAAAAAAACTTTCATGAAATCTGCTAACTCATTGAAAACAAACAAAACTTTTTTTCATTTTTTATGCTTTTTTTACCTTTCACCCCTTGACTTTTAGCCTTACAGACACTATATATAATATATAAGATAAATTAATTAAGGATTAATACCATGTTTAACAATATTCTAATTTTCGACCTTGATGGAACTACCATTGATTCCTCACATCGTCATGCTACTTTGCCTGATGGCACTCTCAATCTTGCTAAATGGATTGAAAACTCTACACCTGAAAAAATCTTTCAGGATCAGGTTTTACCTCTTGGTCATTTGGTTTCTAAACTTGGAAAAAAACACTATACCATAATCTGCACAGCTCGCGTTCTGTCAGATGCAGACCTTGAGTTTTTAATGGATAATGGAATCTGCGTTGATAAGATTATCTCAAGACCATTAGGAAACAATACACCTGATGGTGAATTGAAAAAGAAACAACTTAACAGTTTCTTATCTCTCAAACAGTTTCAAAATAAAAATAAGATCATGTTTGATGATGCAGATTCTGTAAGATCAATCGTAAGAAAAATTGGAATTACAGTAATTCATCCTGATAAAATCAATAGAAAGGTTGCTTAATCATGTTTGTTATTTTTTGTATTGCTGAAATTATCGCTGGCTTTTGTTTGTTAGTTTTCGGGGCAGGTATGATAGAATCGCCTGATACTATCACCATGCTTCTTGGTTCAATGATTGCTTTTGTAGGCTTGATTGTTATGGCTATGTTTAGCATCTTGCTAGACAAAAAACTTAAAAGGGAAATATTCTAATGTTTGGATATCTCGGAACTGTTCTTGTTGTATGGCAAATGAGCGCGTTAGCTAATGGCGCGCCTGATTGGGCATTAATGATTGGTTGTGCAGGTGCTATCTGTTGGCTTGTCCATGGGTGGCAACTAAAAGACAATCCTATCTTGATCACTAACTTTTTGCTATTGATCATTGCAATGTATGGAATCATTTACAATTAGAGGTTGTATCATGAAAAAGTTTTTTATTGGATTGTATCTCGCCTATTCTGTGGCAACTGATACAATCATTTGGGGTGGCGCATTGTATCTGTTAATAACGCAGATTTTGTAATGTTATCAAAGGGTTAGAGGGCGCCCGGCCGCAGGCGTAAGTTATTGATTTCATTGAGAAAAAAAGATGAAAAAAAATCGTAAGTCATTGATTTTAAAGGAATAAAAGATTGAAAAAAGTGACTTACCCCCCTTGACATTTGGGGTCAGATGCACTATATATAATATATAACGAAACGCAAAACGAAAGGTTGCTATTATGAAAAATGTTAACTACACCCCTGAAATGACTGCTAAGATTGTTGACGACTATCAGGCAGGCGTCAGCGTTGAACAGATCGCAGATGCGATTGATAAATCTGTTCGCTCTGTTCGTTCTAAATTGGTTCGTGAGGGCGTTTATGTCGCACAGCCAAAGGCTAAGGCTCGCAAGGCAGATGAGCCAACAAAAAAAG